TTGAGCTTGGCTAGCTTGGCTGCACGCTGGACACGTGCTTCATCGGCGAATGCGCCTGCTGATTCCTCTGCCCAGGTGGCCAGATGGTTGGTTGCTTTGCCGATCTTCTCTGCGGATGCGAAGAACATGGCGATAGCTGCGAATACTTGCTGAAACATTGCGAACATGGAGATCTCCTGAAGTTGAATGGGCTACGTAACCCATGGCATGGCCGGAGGCCTAGCAGGGGTAGGGCTGAGCGAAATAGCCTTGAGTACTAGAGGGGGGGGGTATTTGGATATTTGGGCTCGGCCCTGTAAGTCCTACCTCCGTACCCCTATTAGAAAAATTCCCCTATCCCTCCGACTTTCCCATTAATCTTTTGCTCTATCCCGTACTGTTCGCTTCTGTTGAACTCTATTGGGTAGAAGGTCTCCTCTATTTTTTATAGAAAAATTCCCCCAATTCCCAAATCAATTACCATATGCACCCTATAACCTAACTTATGGGTGCAATTCATGACCGCTCTGACGCTCGATCAATTCAAGCTGGCTCTTCCCGACAAGGTAAAGAAGTCCGTCAACCAGGAGTTGATCGATCAGGTCAACCTGACCCTCAGCGATCCTGATCTGTATGAGGCCTATAGGGAGAACCTGCTGAGCTACACCAAGGTGATGCAGGATGGTCGCTTCAAGGTGTCGAGCTATGTGGATGCCGTCAAATACGTGAGCCACAAGCTCATGGGCTGCTCCAATATCGAGGCCTATACCAAGACCTTCCCTGATAAATACCAGCGCTTCGTGGCCAATGGGGTGAGTGCCAAGGACATTGCGTCCTACGTCACTGCGTACAACAAGGGTCAATTGGTCAACCTGATCTTTGCCCAGACCCTGATTCCCAGCTATATCCTGAACCAGGATCTCTATCAGAAGGCGCTCAATGTGCAGGCTGATCTGATGGTGACCGCGGCTTCGGAGAAGGTGAGGACCGATGCTGCCAATTCCCTGCTCACCCATTTGAAGATGCCAGAGACCCAGAAGGTCGAGCTCGATGTGAACGTCAAGGAAGACGGTTCTATTGCTGCTCTGCGGGCGGCTACGCTGGAATTGGCCCGTCATCAGCGCATGTCAATTGAGGCTGGACAAATGGGCGCTCAAGAGGTGGCCCATTCCAAAGTCGTAATTGATGTGGAGGCCAAAGAGGTTTAATTGGCTTGAGCCAAGTACACTCGGGGAATTCGTAACGGGAAATTAATATGGCAGCTTCTAAGGATTTGTTTGAGGCCGCGCTTGCGGCGGAAGGCGTGACCGGGAAGCTGGCTGATCTTTCCCGGAGTATTTATTTCCAGGAAAGTCGCAATGGGAAGAACTCTCAAACTTCCAATGCCGGTGCTGTGGGTGGGATGCAAATCATCCCTTCTACCTTTGCCGGTGTGGCGGACAAAGGATGGGATATCAAAGATCCCATGCACAACGCCAGGGCGGGCATCCGGTATTTGAAGACCCTGGACAAGCAGGCTGGTGGTGATCCTGCATTGACCGCGGCTGGCTATTACGGTGGACCTGGTGGTTTGGAGAAGGCTCGCAATGGCGTGGCTGTATCTGATCCCCGCAATCCCAATGCACCGAATACCCTGGAATACGCACAGCAGGTGGCGTCTCGACTGCCAGGCCAGAAGGGGCCCGCGGTAGCTGCTCCTACGGCTCGAGCTCCAGCTGCGCCTGGTGCTGTGGTGCAGGCGGTGGCCTCTCCCCAGGTGGAAGCCACGCCCATTCCTCCAGAGATGGTGGCCCAGATGCAGGAGCCCGTGCCTGCGGTGGCCACCCCTGTGGCAGCTGCTCCCCAGGAAGATCCGTGGCAGCAGTTCATGCAACAGATGGCTGTGACCCAGGGACAGCAACGCCCCATTCAGGTGGCTGATCTCTCCGGCTATGGCACCAACCAGGTGCGAGCCCCTTCCTACCAGGTGGCTCCGGTGAACACCCGACCTGACTTCCGTGCCTTCGGTGCGTGGGGAGGGCTGGGCTGATGAGTGATGCTGTCGCCGATGCCCTTGCCCCGTGGAAGGTAGAGGATTACCTCAATGTCACGGACTACTCGGACAACACGGGCTATGTCCCGAGCACCTTCGCCCTGGAGTTCGTCACCTTCATCAAGCTGGTGAACGGTCAACAGGGGGAGGAGCACAAGACTCCTCTGGTCCACTACCGGATGCTGGACACCCTGACCGAGAACGGCACTCGGGTCATTAACCTGTGTCACCGAGGTATTGCCAAGACCACCCTGATGGGTGAGTACCTGTTCCTGTACATCGCCACCTACGGTGAGATCCCTGGCTTCGGGAAGATCAACCTGGCGCTCTATGTGTCGGACTCGATCGAGAACGGCGTGAAGAACATGCGCAAGAACCTCGAGTTCCGCTGGGAGAACTCGGAATTCCTGCAGAAGTTCGTGCCCGAGATCCGGTTCACGGACATCCGCTGGGAATTCAAGAATGCCGATGGCAATGTGTTCATCGTCAAGGGCTACGGTGCCAAGACCGGTGTGCGGGGTGCCAAGGAAATGGGTATCCGTCCGCAGCTGGCGGTGCTCGATGACTTGATCAGCGATGAGGACGCACGCTCGGCCACGGTGATCGCCGCGGTGGAAGACACCGTGTACAAGGCGGTCGACTACGCACTGCACCCGACCAAGAACTTGATCATCTGGTCAGGCACACCCTTCAATGCGAAGGATCCGCTCTACAAGGCAGTGGAGTCCGGAGCCTGGAAGGTCAATGTGTTCCCGGTGTGCGAACAGTTCCCGTGCTCACGCGAGGAATTCCGCTCGAGCTGGCCCGATCGTTTCACCTACGACTACGTGAAGGGCAAGTACGACAACGCCCTGAAGCTGGGGAAGGTCGACACCTTCAACCAGGAATTGATGCTGCGAATCATGAGCGATGAAGATCGAATGATTCTGGACAGCGATATTGGCTGGTACAAGATTGATGCGGTGCTCCGTAATAAGAGCCGCTTTAATTTCTATATCACCACCGACTTTGCCACGTCTGAAAAACAGAAGTCCGACTTCTCGTTTATTAGCGTCTGGGCTTATAACAATGTGGGTGATTGGCTTTGGGTGGATGGCATTTGCAAACGCCAGTTGATGAATAAGAACATCGACGATCTATTCCGCCTGGCTCAAATGTATAGGCCCCAATCCACGGGGGTTGAGGTCACGGGGCAGCAGGGTGGTTTTGTCACCTGGCTTCAAGACCAGATGATGGTGCGCAATATCTATTTCACCTTGGCTTCCGAGGGAAATGATAATAAGCCTGGTATTCGACCCAACACCAATAAAATGGTGCGGTTCAATACGGTGGTCCCGCTATTCAAAGCCCGGAAGATCCTGTTTCCAATTGAGCGGAAATTGGAAGCACCGATGGCTGAGATGATGAATGAATTGAGCCTGGCTTCGGTCGGTGGTTTCAAAAGCAAACACGATGACGGCATTGATACGGTGTCCATGCTCTCGTCGCTTTCGCCTTGGAAACCCTCTGAAGAAGCGCCCCTTGTTCCAAGCCCTGGCAATGAGGGCATGTGGGATCTCGACGTGCATGAAGAGAATTCGGATCGCATGGCTTCTTATATTGTTTAAGGACTAGAAAATGAAACTCCAGGAAATCTTCGACCAATTGACCTATGGCGAATTGTCCAATCTGAGTATTGGCGGTGGTGCTGCTGGTGTCATTAGCGAGGCTGCATGGCCGCGTGTATTGGCCCATATCAATCTGGGCCTGACCGCTTTGTACAAGCGATTCAATTTGAAGGAAGGTCGAATTACCGTGGAATTGCAGCCCGGTCAATTCATCTATTCCCTCAATTCCCTATATGCGGTGACCCGATTGGGGTCTTCGGAAGCCGTTCGTTATATCAAGGACACGAGCACCAATCCATTCAAGGATGACATCCTGAAATTGGATAAGGTATTGACCGATGGTGGAATTGAATTCCCTTTGAACGACAGTTCTAATTGCTATTCCATCAATACGCCGAGCTCCACTGTAATCAGTGTGCCAAAGGATGTGGTCAATTCCTCTGCTGAATTGCCGGAGGAATTGGAGACCGACAATCTGGAAATTGTTTATCGAGCCAATCACCCCAAGCTGGTGATCCCGGTGGGCTATTACGATCCGACCCGTGTGACCGTGCAGCTGCCGGACACCCATCTCCAGGCACTGCTGTTCTTCGTGGCCATGCGAGCCAATGCCCCGATCGGTATGCGGGAGGAATTCAATGCCAGCAACAACTTCGCTGCCAAATACGAAGCGGAGTGCGTGCAGCTGGAGACTTCGGGAATGCAGGTGGACCAGGGTGCACAGAATACCCGGATGGAACGGGGAGGCTGGGTGTGATCTGTGGCCAGGTCGACCAGGAGGTTGAGACCTACTACTGCATCACCTGCGGTCCCTGCCTCAAGCTGCTGGAAACAGGGTCCGCGGTAATCATCCACCAGGAGGTGGAGCACCCGGAAGACCTCATCTTCTACGGGTACGAAGAGAACCCCCAATAGAAAAGGCCCCAATCAAGGGGCCTTTTTCAATGGAGCCGCGGTCTTTCAGGCCGGGGTGAAGTCCACATAGAACTTCTGGCCAGGTTCGAATTTCCCGCGCAATGCGGGATTGGTGATGTGGATCTCGCAGTGGGCCTGGGGAGAAAAGGTGGCGAAGGTATTGTCTTCGTCGGTTCCGTCCGCGGGATATCCGCTGGGACGGGACACCGCACTGAATTTCACCTTCTCGCTGGAGCCAAAGATCTCGACGCTTTGGATTACGAACTTCGCGCGCATGGGAGTGGTCATGGTATTTCCTTTGGTTTGGGGCTTGATCAATTCGGAATTGTAGGACTTACAGTTCCCTTTGTTGGCATAATGCGACCCAATGTAAAAGCCTATTGCGCTTTTATTGGTTGGTTTAATTGATTCAGCTTCCGGAGTACCAAACGAATATGACTGAGCAAAACTCTCCTTCGGAAGTGGAAGTCAAACCACTGACCGGGTGGACAAAAGAACCTACGGTTGCAGATCTCAAGCAGGATCTGACCGATGCAAAGCCAAGTCACGATGGCCAGGTCATCAAGATCAAGGAGTGGCTGGACAATCTGAATGTCGAGGGGAAAGCAAAGGTGAAGGTGCCGAAAGGCAGTTCACAAATTGTCCCCAAGCTAATTCGGAAGCAAGCCGAATGGCGTTATGGCCCATTGAGCGAGCCCTTCCTGAGCACGGAAGACCTGTTCAATGTGCGCCCGACCACGTTCGAAGACCGTGAAGCAGCGCAGCAAAACCAATTGCTGCTGAATTACCAGGTCAATACCTACGTCGACAAGACCTCGTTCATCGACGAATACGTCCGTGCCGCGGTGGATGAAGGCACGGTCATTGTTCGGGTGGGCTGGGAGTTCATCGAAGAAGAAGTCGAGGTGGAAGTCCCTGACGTTCAGTTCGTGGTGAACCCTGCAGTGGCTCCCCTGCACCAGCACCTGGAGCAGATGAAGGCCGAATCTCCGAGCCAGTACGAGACAGACGTACCGGATGAGCTCAAGCAGGCCCATGACTTGACGATGGAGCAGGGCCAGCCGATCGAGCCCCGCATCATTGGCAAGAAGAAGGTCAAGCAGATGAAGACAGTTAAGAACTGTCCCACTGCCGAGGTGTGCGACTACCGGAATGTGACGGTTGACCCTACCTGCCTGGGCAATCTGGACAAGGCTGGCTTCCTGATCTACAGCTTTGAGTCCTCGCTCTCCGAGCTCGAGAAGGATGGCAAGTACAAGAACCTGGACAAGGTTCGCCCGGAGACGAATTCGATCCTCTCCCAGCCTGATCACGCCACCGACAACCCTGGAGCCTTCAACTTCAAGGACCAGCCACGGAAGAAGTTCGTGGTGCACGAGTACTGGGGCGACCGGGACATCGATGGCTCGGGTGTCGTGAAGCCAATCGTGGCTGCATGGGTGGGCGACACCATGATCCGGCTCGAAGAGAACCCGTATCCGGACAAGAAGATCCCCTTCGTCATTGCCCAGTACCTCCCGGTGCGCAAGAGCATCTACGGAGAGCCCGATGGTGCGCTGCTGGAGGACAACCAGAAGGTGATCGGTGCCGTCACCCGCGGAATGATCGACATCATGGGCAAGTCGGCCAATGGTCAGACCGGCCTGCGGAAGGACATGCTCGACACGACGAACAAGCGCAAGTTCGACGCGGGCCAGGATTACGAATTCAACCCCAATGTCGACCCTCGGCAGGGTGTGTACATGCACACCTACCCGGAAATTCCCCAATCTGCGCAATTCATGCTGCAGCTGCAGAACCAGGAGGCCGAATCCCTCACCGGGGTGAAGTCTTTCTCCCAAGGTGTCTCCGGCCAGAGCCTGGGAGACGTGGCAGCAGGTGTCCGAGGGGCCCTGGACGCCTCTTCCAAGAGGGAATTGGGAATTCTGCGTCGCCTCAGCAATGGCATCGTCAAGATGGGCCGGAAATTCATCAGCATGAACGCTGAATTCCTGTCTGAATCCGAGGTAATTCGGGTCACCAATGAGCAATTCGTCACGATTCGACGTGATGACCTGGCGGGCAACTTCGATTTGAAGCTGTCGATCTCCACCGCGGAGGAAGACAACAACAAAGCCGAGGAATTGGCCTTCATGCTCCAGACGATGGGCAACAACATGGACCCGAAGCTGTCCAAGATGATCCTCTCCGACATTGCCAAGCTCCGGAAGATGCCGGACATGGCCAAGAAGATCGAGGATTACGAGCCCCAGCCAGATCCGATGATGCAGGAGAAGCTGCAATTGGAAATCGAATTGCTGAAGGCCCAGATTGCCAAGGAAAACGCGCAGGCAATGAGCTACCAGGCCGGTGCTCAATTGGATTCCGCAAAGGCTGGCACCGAAGGCGTGAAAGCGGCCAATATCGCAGCGGATACGGACCAGAAGAACCTCGAATTCGTGGAACAAGAGTCCGGCACCAAGCAAGCACGGGATCTCCAAAAGGTTGGGGAACAAGCCCGCAGCCAGGCCCAATTGAAGGTTTTGGACAACGAATTCCGCAAAGAAGATCGACAAAATGATCTTTTGAAGGAATACATTAAAAGAAAAGCGGCCTAATTTGTTTTATAGTCGGGCGGTGGTTGAGTAATTGATCGCCGTCTATTAACTTTTAAAGCACTGGTAGAACCCATGAGTAATGAACAGGTTCAGGAAATCGAGAAGAGCATTCGGAATGCCAAGAAAGCGGTGGATCTCGGTGCCGCGGTGCAGCGTCTGCGCACCAACCGGGATTTCAAGCTGGTGGTCCTCGATGGATATCTCGAGCAGGAAGCCATCCGACTGGTACATCTGAAGTCAGCGCCTGAATTCCAGAGTCCTGAACGCCAGGCCTCCGTAATTCGGGACATCGACTCGATCGGCGCTCTTGCCGGTTATCTCAACAACCTGATCAATTTCGCTGGCATGGCCTCCAAGCAGCTGGAAAGCGATCAAGAAACGCTTGCTGACCTGGCTGCGGAGGAACTGAACAATGGCTGATCAAAACACCGAAGAAGTCGTCGACCAACCGTCCTACCTGGATATGTCGGACGAAGAAATCATGGCCGCTGGTGCACCGGTTGCAGCAGCTGTCGAAGAAGAAGTGCAAAAGCCAGCCGTGGCCGATCCAGTGATCGCAGACCCGGAAGCTGCGGCTGACCCAGAGAAAGATCCTGCAGGGGATGCGGATGACGGTGACGACGCGACTGGCGACCAGCCAGGCGCAAAGGATCCGGCAGCAGCAGACCCGGAAAAGAAGCCAGAAGTCACAGATCCTGTGGATCCGGCTCCTGGTGAAAAAGATGTGAAGACGGAAAAGGATCCCAAGGTCGAAGAGACCAAAGATCCTGTCGTCGTGGATTACAAGGCCGAGTACGACCGCCTCCTGGCGCCGTTCAAAGCCAATGGTCGGGAAGTTGCAGTCAAGTCGGTGGACGATGCAATTTCCCTGATGCAGATGGGTGCCAACTACAACAAGAAGATGGCGGCACTCAAACCAATTCTGAAACTCACGAAGCAGTTGGAGAACAACGGTTTCATGAGCGAGGAAAAGATCGGCTTTCTGATTGACCTGGGTAAGAAAGACCCAGCCGCAATCAGCAAGCTGATCCAAGACAGTGGCCTGGATCCGATGGATCTGGACGCTGAAAAAGCGAAGACGTACAAGCAGACTGCTTACG